ATCGTTGGTGAAGCGTGTTTTAAAGATTATGATTTAAAAAACCTTCAGTTTATTTTATCAAGAAATTATAAAACAGTTGAAAAAATAGAGGAGATGATTGCTTGTTATGTACATGAAATTAAAAATGATTTTGTTAATTCTTTTATTAGTTTTATTCGATTTGATTTTAAATTTTAATATTTATATTTATATATATATATATATAAATGGCACTAAGCGAACCTCTAGTTTTTACTTTAGATATGATAAATCCTGCTCAGAATGTGTTAGGAGGTGATGGTTTTATAACTTTATTGTCACGTAATAATCATTTTCCAAATGATGTAACAAATACTAATAAAACAGAAATATATAATAGATTATGTTTTCATCCTCTCTTTTATAAATCTATTGGTTGGACAGATTCAAATACAGGTAATCCAATTGTTTATCATATTATAAATTTGGCCAGTCTACCACCAAATTTAAGTCTTCAATATAGACTGAATTTACATACCCCTTATTTAGTTAAATATACTCTTACAGGCACAATTGATAAAATTTATAAAATAGTTACTAATTCAATATTAAATTTAAAGATACCATCTGTATTACCAGATTACATTCATAACTTAGAAACTAAACTTCCTTTGGGTTGGCGTGACTTTCCAGGTTTAGCATCAGATATTAATAAATCGGCTATAGTTGATTTAACTAATAATTATAATTCTGGAATTAGATATATCTTATGTATTGATCCAACAACTCAAAATGCTATTATGAATACGGTTGGTCCTTTAGCAGCTGGTATAATTAATGATATTGATGTAGCACGAATTTTAATTAATCAAACTCTTAATACTATAGTTCTTGTTATTTATGGACAACCACCACCTGCTGTAAATCCTTTACCACCAGCTCCTGGTGGTGCTCCTGGTGGTGCTCCTGGTGGTGCTCCTGGTGGTGCTCCTGTAGGTTTAATTGGAGGTTACAAACAAAAATATCTTAAATATAAGGAAAAATATCTTGCTTTGAAAAATTCTATCTAACGGTATCGTAAATCATCGTACTTCACACAATTTACCCCATCATATTTACAATTATTATCAGGTTGATCATAAGTCATTCCAACATATTTTAAAAAATCTCCATACTTATTTGGTATGCTAGTTACATTATTTAATTTATAATATAACTGACCAGTTTTTCGATCAAAAACATCTTTCATATTTCTTGGTAAATTATTATAATATTTTTTTAATATTTCTTTTTCAGAAGCATCACATGCCTCCAAATTATCAACCTCAAATAATGGATTCATAAATGGATTATCAACTGTCGGTTTCCTACATTTCTTTTCTGGATCAAATTCTTCCTTTATGTAGGTTTGTTTTACAAATAACAGTAGCATTATTAGGGCTATTGGCATTGCTCTTAATTCTGATCCTATAATCATAAATATTATAAAACCATATATTAAAAACATTATGGATTTATTTATTTTTTCATCCATAGTATCATTTCCAGTATATATAAAATTATTGTAGTATCGATTAAAATAATCTATTATATTAAATATTTCATTCATATAATAAATAGGATAAAAAAATTCTCCACTAAACTGTTTACTAACATCTGACGACTAACTAATTAACCACTAATCGCGTACCATCCTACGGTTCCATCAAGCTTAAATTAATATACTAATTGTGAACCATCAAACGATTCCATTAAAAGATTCCATTAAAAGAGGTATACTAGCTTTAAATTAATCCAACTTCTTATCCTTCAAATAATCCTCTAATTCCTTAATCTGATCATCATCTAGCGCCTTCACATTCTTCTTCTGTTGTTCATCTTCAACCATTTTCTCCAACATCGAAACTCCTTGTTTTTCAATCAATGATGCCATCATATCATCCAACTTACCCCCCATCATTTTATTTAATGAATCCTTCAATCCACCTTCCCCACCTCCTAAAAGACTACTTAATCCATCCAAACCTCCTCCGCCAGCACCTCCACCTCCCAAAAGACTACTCAATCCTCCCAAGCCACCAAGATCACCCGCAATATTTGCTCCACCATCAATATTAACATTAGATGATCCAAGTAGATCTTTCAAATCTGGTAATTCTAAACCTTCTAATTTACTAATATCAATATTCTTGGTTATTTCTCCTGGATTACTTAAGATATCTGGAACAGCACTTAAAAATGATCCAAAATCTAATTGCCCTGTCTCAAACATTTTAGAATAATCTTTTGCCAAATCTTTTAAATTAGTCATTAGAGCATCACCTGGATTACTTGATTTACTAATGGTACCCATATTATTAGTTAACTTAGTGATCATTTCAGTTAACATATTAGTCGCTTTTCCTTTTGATTCCGGTGTTGAATTTGCTTTTAATTTCTCAAACATCCCACTCACATCCATACCTTTCATTTCTTCTTGTAAATTCTCCATCATTTTACCAAGATGCCCATCTTCTAATGACTTGGTTAGATTTCCAAATAATTCTTGATCTCTATTTTCTTTGGTTTCTTCAATTGATAAATAAATAAGAGTAATATTATCCCATATTTTCTCAACTACTTCTTCACGATCTTCACCTTTTAAATACGCGTATAAATTAATCTTGGGTAATATTTCTGTATCTTTATTTTTGTAGAATAAAAGTTTGTTTCTCTTTAAAAGATAATTTTTTAGTTTTTCTTCAGTTTTAATAGCTTTGTAGAATCTATCTATAGTTGAACTTGGATTAACACTCTTACATTTGCTTTCATTACAACCATTATAGTATTTTAGTAAATTTGAGTAAATTTCTAAGGTTCGCTCTTCCATATTGTATATACAATAATATTTATATTTATTTATATATAAATATAAAAATCTTATTTATTTGAAACAGTAAAATATCGCGCTCCAATATAACATAAAATGTTCAAATAATAAAATAACATATCCTTATCCTTCTTATTTAATGTTTGAAATAATGACTTAAATTTAAATATTTGTGTAATTGCCGATGTTCCTTCGTACTTTTTAATAGCATCATTTTCTTTCATAAAAAATGCCTCATCTTTTGCTTTAATATGATCATAAAATTGTAACACATGTACATTAAATTGATCAATTACCAAAGCACGATTCATTTTAATTACATCATTAAACATACTATAAAAATATGATATATCCGTATCATTTTTAATAATTTGATTTAATTGTTTTAATAGATCATATAAGAAATCATTAAACAGACTTATTAAATCGGCTGAGGATAATGTATCAATTTCAGATGTATCAAAGTTTTCCATTTAAATATATTATATATATATATTAATATTATTTTTTTATATTATAAATATATGGGCGATAAATATCATAAATATAAATCTAAATATCTTACTCTAAAAACCACAATAAATGGTGGGAGTAATTCATATCCTAATATTAAACCATATAAAGCAAGTTTATTAGATGTAGGTGATAATCATAAAATATATTACGAGCTAACAGGGAATCAAGATTCTAAAATAAATATATTGTACTTACATGGAGGTCCTGGTGCGGGTATTCCAGATAATTATAGTACATTTTTTGATACATCAAAAGTACATGTAATTGCCTTTGATCAAAGAGGCTGTGGTGAATCAACCCCATTTGCTTCATTAGATAATAATACTACCGATGACTTGGTAAAAGACATTGAAAAATTAAGAGAACATTTAAAAATTAATAAATGGATTGTTACTGGTGGATCATGGGGATCTACCTTAGCTTTAGTTTATGCTATTAGACATCCTGACCGAATATTAGGATTACATGTTGCTGCTGTATGTCTTTTAAGAAAATCAGAAATAGACTGGTTATTTAAAGAGGGAGGAGCATCATGTATGAATCCAAAATATTGGAAAGAGTTTAAAGAACATATTCCTGAAAGTGAAAGAGATAATCTTGTAAAAGCATACTATTCTCGAATAACATCGCCAGATGAAAAAATAAGAAATGAATCATGTAAAATATGGTATAATTGGGAATTATCGATGTTTTTTTTTAATAATAATAATTTTGATAAACATAAATTAGAATTAGATAGGGTAATACCACTAGCATGTATTGAATGTCACTATTTCTTGAATAATACTTTGTTTGAAGAAAATTATATCTTGAATAATATAGAGAAAATTAAAGATATACCATTATATATTTCACAGGGACAATATGATATTGTTTGCCCTATTAAAGCAGCGATAGATTTACATGAAGCAGTACCAAAATCTATCTTAACAGTTGTAAATAATGCTGGACATAATCGTTTTGAGGAACCATTTAAAACAACCTATATTGATAATATGGAAAAACTAATTGGACAAGTATCAAATTTATCGTCTCCTAGCTTGTAAGTGTAATTGTAATTGTCTATTACGACTTAATATCATATCTTTTAATTCACCTTCGGTATCTTTCTCCTTTAATTTAACTTCCGCATTAAAATCAGTTTTTAAATCTATTTTTTTATCATCATCAATATTTTCTAAACATCTATGATTCTTTTCTATATTTTTATCATCTAAAAAAGCATATTCATCAGATATTTTAGTGAATTCTTTACTATTACCTTTCTGATCTAATTCATTTATGATGGGTTTCATTTGTATAACTTTATTAGTTATATTATTAGTTTGTTGATTAAAAAACTTTTGATTTTCTAAATAAGCAATTGCCTGTTCACATTCAATTGGTTTGGTAATATTTCTAACTATTATAAATGGAACCTCATATTTTTTTAATTCATCCGGTAATTTAATTTTTTCAACAGACACTATTTTATAATTATTATCAACCATGACTGATAGTTTGTTTGATAATTGACAATTTGATTTTATAAAAAGTAAATTCTTTCTTTCCATTGTATTATATTGTATTATATTATAAAAGATATATTTTGAGTTATATAAACTTACCCTCTATTCTCTACTGTTTACCACTAGTTGACATCTTATGTTGGCCATCTTAGGTTAGCAATCTTCGGTTGGACATCTTAGGTTGGCCATTTTATATTGGCAATTTATATTGGATATCTTATGTTGGACATTTTATATTGGTTATCTTTTTCTGGACATCTTTTGTTGGACATCTTATGTTGGACTTCTTTTGTTGGACATTTTATGTTGGTTATTTTATGTTGGTCGTCTTTTGTTGGTCGTCTTTTGTTGGTCGTCTTTTGTTGGACATCTTTTGTTGGACATCTTTTGTAGTTAACAATCTTTAAAAAGTTGAGTTTTTCCAAAAGAATTCTCCCCACTATAAACCATATACAAAAATCCATCATTATCTCGATACATCTGATATAATTCTCTCATTAATGTACCAGTAGTAGGTAATGAATTATTTAAAAAAACAAATAATGCTTTTTCAGAAGATAAATTAATTCTTTTTCGAATAACATATACAAATTGTCCTAATGTTAGATCATTTGGAACTAAAAACTTTTCTTTGTCTATTTTTGGTGTATCATTATTTTTATTATTTTTTTGAACTATAACTGGTATTCTGCCAGGAAATTTTTCTAAGACTCGATTACATTCAGCTTGTCTCTGTTCAAAACTAAATTTATCTTTAAAAGTTAATTCGGCAGGTGCTGGTAATAAATTTGAAAATATATTTTTATTCATTTATATAAATAAAAATATATTTATATATTATAATGAATATTATTGATAAATTTCTAGAAAGATATACATGTATTATATTATTAAGTGGTTTTGAAGAATTACATCTATCTCAATATGCAAAAGAGTTAGCTGAAAATCTTAATTTTGATCTAATTAAATTTAATTATCCAAATTATGATGAGCTTAATAATGAGGTTCAAGCAGCAACTAATAAAGGTTTAGTTATATATGGACTATCGTTTGAAAAAGATTTGATTAAATTTAGAACAACTATACATATTGCTCTATCCGCATTTAGATCTCTTATTAAAGATGATCAAAAATATAATACATACCTTGATAATATTAAAAAAAGTTTTATAAATAAATTTAAAAATGTTAAGAGTACAGAATATAGTGAAAATATGTATAATGAAATGTTTGATGCTGTTATGACCCAAATAAAGAAAAAGGTTTATGGAGATCGTTACGAAGAAGCTGAAAAGGTCTATTCAGAAATGGCTCAAGCTGAAGCAGAAGAAAAGAGAAAAGAAGAAGAAAAAAGAAGAAAAGAAGAAGAAAAGAAAGCACAAAAAGAAGCTCAAAAATTAGCCAAAAAAGAAGCTATGAATAAACCAGAAACACCAACTGAGACGAAAAAAGAAACACCATCAGAAACACCATCAGAAACACCCTCCGAAACACCCTCCGAAACACCGACTGAGACAAAAAGCGATACACCTTCAGATACACCCTCCGAAGCATCGACAGAAAATTCTACTGAAAAATCAAATGAAC